GGAGATAAAAAAGCATTTGATCGAACTCGGGTTCATACTCCTTCATCACATCCATGAGTTGATAGTTCATGAATTCTTTAACTCTGTTTGATTGGTCTTCTCTAGCTCTGTCCGCTAGTCCAACTATTTGAGTATGGACTGGTCCAGTAGCCGGCAATAATTCTTTATAAGCTTGCGCTTGAAACTGTGTTACAGCTTCTGCAAGAACAGGGTGTGTTGCACCACTTGCTCCTTGAAAAGGTTGAGTTGGGTTTTCATATTTAAAACCTAAAAGATCTAAACCTTTGCTGTATGTATCTTCCCAATCTTTTCTAGAAGATTTATATTGTTCGTAATTTGCTGCAAGTTCCGAACCTAATTTACCTAAAATATCTTCAGGTAATAGTTCTGCTAAATTGTCAAAATGTGATTCTGTTCCTGGTTGGTTTACTGCTTCTGGATCAAAATTAATTGTAGCACCACCATCTTCTTCTTCAGTTATTTGTATATCTTCAGGTCCAACCTGTTCGTTAATAGTTTCTTCTGAAGCAACTGCGATTTCTTCATCGCCAGGTACCTTAATTTCAGTCTCTACGTTTGGTAGGGCTTTGTCTATATCTGCCATTTATATTCTCCGAGTTCTTTATTGTTGTAACCTGTTTTGTAGGAACATTCAACCCCTGTGAGTCAGGTCCCTTTAAAGGTGGAATTTGATTCCACTTAACGTGTTGCATATTTGCAACAAGAGTTTTATTCTTCTGCACTAAACATACCTCTTTTATTTCTGTAATCGTCAAACAATTCATAACCACTGATACCAGCAGATATTGCAAGACCTGGTAATCCAAATCTTCTAGACACAGTTTTTAATACACTTGGACTAATTCCAAGTCTCATAGTTTTTGCAATCGTAGGATTTATTCCTTTTGTTGCAAAGTCAGTTGCAGGGCCCATGAAAGCAGCTCCTAAATAGTTTGCTGGATTAGTTGCAATCTCAGCTAATGAATCTCCTTGTTGTACTTGACCTGCAATAAATAATGGTTCAGTTGCAAGTAAGGCCGCTGGTGTACCTAAAGCAGCTAGACCTCTTCCTAAAGTTTTTAATGTAGTCTTTGTAATTCCAGATTTGTTTGCACCTAATGCTCCTTTTCTTGCCGCTTCAATTGTAGACGGTGCAACTGCTGCAGTTCCTAATGCAGCACCAGCTCCAATAACTGGTAATTGGTAATCTAATATTTCTGGTCTTTCTTGTGGTGTATCATCTAATCTTCCAGTCACCATATCTATTAGTAAATTTTTTTGTTGTTCTTCGTTTGATAAAAATGATGATGGATCATCATTCATAAATTTTTTAACAGCACCTGCTGTTGCTGCACCGACTGCAGCTAGTGCACCAAACTTACCAGTACCTCTTGTTAATGGACTTTGTAAAAAACCTTTTGCAGCGTTCTTGACTTTTGCCATAGCTGTGCTTGTTGCGGGCGCTTCATCAAAAATCTGTGCTGCTTTTACAGGATCATTATCTATTGCAGCCGCACAATCTCCAGGTAGTCCACCACGAGATAACAAACTACAATAACCAATTTTTTCTTTTTCAGTAAGTTTTTTAATTGAAGCTTTTAATTTTGTTAATTGATCAAAATTTAAATCTCTTAATGGAATTCCTTTTTCTTTTACAGCACCTACTCTATTTTCTGCTAGTCTAATAAGTGTACCATTTTCATCTGTTATAGGATCGAGTCTTGTAAAACCAATGTAAGGTTTAAATTTGTTTGGTAATTCTTTTGTTGCTTTAGCAACAATTTCTTCAGCGCTATTATTTAATTGAGTTATTTTTTCAATGTATCCAGGCTGCTGGTTATTAGCAACAGTGCTGATAGCATCAGCTATATTATTTAATTTTACATTGTATGGTGAAATCTTAGAGTTCATTTGTTTTGTAATGACTGCAACATCATTAGTTGTTAATTGAGTTTCACCACCTATAGGCATTATATGGTGAAAAGGAAATGCTTCTGAACCTCTTAAAAATCTAGCTTGTCCACCCACTGTTGTGCCTAATCTCTTGCTTCTTTTTCTCTGTACTTTTAATTTTGCAGCATCCGGATCATCTGGTGTTTGAAAATTTGTTTTTAATCTTTTAGTTAAAGCTTTATTTGCTTCTGCTTTATTATCAAAATATTTAATACCTATAAATTCTTCTGGTATCTTAGTTGTTTTCTGTATTCGCATGTTTGGTGTAGCAAAAACTATTTTATATTTAGCACTACTAGGTATGTCAGGATTTTTAGTCCTATCAATATTTGTAACAGGTCTTATAGCATTAAGTATTTTTCTATCAGCAGGATTGTCATATAACTTTAAAGCTTTATTGGTTTTAAATTCTTTGGGATCAACTCTTTTAATTATGTTTTTATTTTCTGCTATATTTAAAATTCTACCTACAACAACTTGATTTAATTTTAATTTATCTCCAATGTAAGTTCGGCCGCCTTCTTTATCAGAATATAGTTTTAAAATTTTTCTAATTTTTGCAGCAGTTATTTGTCCTTGATAATCAGAAGTAAAATAAGTTGGAAATAATTTTTTTATTTGTGCGTCAGTAAGATTAACAGCCATTAGACCTCCAGGATCTTAGCTAGGCCACCTTTAGCAAAAGTTCTATTATATGTAAAACCTATGTTTTTATTTCCTTGATTATCTATTCCAGCACCAAGATTAAAATTGCCTTTGTTGTAGTTAAGGTCTAATGATTTTTGTCCATCAAGATCGGCAGCAGCGTTTATATTAACTGGTCCAATTTCACCTGAGTAATTTAAGTCTCCAATTAACTCACCTTCTTTTAAAGATTCTTCAGCGTCTAATATTGCTGTAAGTCTGCCTTTGTCTGCTAGTAACGCTTCTAAACCAACTTTTGTTGGCATTATTCCTAAAACATTATCTTGCACCATTATAGGACTAATTGAAACTGGTGATGTGTCGTTGTCGTTATTGTTATTGTTATTGTTATTATTATTATTATTGGTAGTTGTAGTTGTTGTACCATAGTTTTCTTTACCAAAATCTGATCCTGCACCTGCATCCATTCCGCCGCCTTGAAGAGCAACACGACCGCCGTCTGCAAAATCAATAGGTTTACCTAATCTCATTAATATTTCTTTAATTCCTTCTGGATAGTCGTCTGGGTTTTTTAAAACTTGATTTAACATTTTAAAGTATTCTGTTTTTTCTTTACCAACTAAAGATTTGTCTGTTGCTAAACTTTTAAATAAATTTGTTATGTCCTCTGCTTCAATACCGTATTTACGAATAGCTTGATAACCTGCTTTGCCAAGTCTTCCTAAACCACCGCCAAAAAATCCTGCACGTCCACCATCTGCAAAAGCTTGAGTTTCATCTATAAACGTTGCAGTCATTCTATCAAAATTTGGATCAGTTGGACGTAGACCATTTCCATCTACGACATTGTTTAAAACTCTATTTGTAAAGATTGCAATTTCTTCTGAACTTGCACCTTCTGGTATTGCTTCTCTAATTCTTGGACCAAAGTATTTTTCAACTAAAATTAATGGATCACCACCTAGACCACCACCACCTTCAGTAATATATTTTACATCTACTTCTTCTATTATATCTGAAAGACCTGTTTGATTAGGGTTTTCTTTTTTTAATGCTTCTACTAAAAATTCTCTGGCTGTTGCACGTTTAGTAGGGTTAGCACCTACATTACCGGTTAACATAAGATTTTTAAATTGTGCAGCAAGTTCTGGATCTTGTTTTTCTAAATTAGCAATTGTTGTTTCAGCGTCTTGAACCGGTGCTGCTATATCTTCTGCTCCGCCACGTGAACCTGGAGGTGGTAAGTCATCGTCCATTCTTAATCTTAAAGATGCTAGACCTTCTTGATCCAGGTTCCTGGTCCTTGTTCCAAGATCAGTGATGTTTGCGACTTGCTTTGGATTAAATACTTCATCAACCTTTAGCATGTTTTCGTAAAGCTTGTTTGCTTGAACATCGTTAAGTTTACCGGCGGTCAGATAGCCGATAGAGCTTTCTAACTCTGATAAGATTTTATTCTTACCTAAGAAACCTATCGCCTCTACGTTGATGTCAGAATCGATAAACCCCTCTGGATTTTTACCCTTTCCTAAAAATGTAATGTTGGACCGGGAACCAAGGACATTGTTCATGTTCCCACCTAACTTATTAAATAATGATAATATTGCTTCTCCGGCTTTTGGTAATATTTGTTTAACCATAATACTTTACATGTCCTCTTACAATAGGCTCGTCTTTATAGTCTTCAGGATGTCGAACCAAACCACCCTGTCTAATTCTCATGATGGCTTGAGTCGTACTATCGACATAGTCATCATATTCTCCAAATGGGAATGATGCACACTCTTCCACAACTTCCTGTGCAAAATGCTCGTGCATAGGCGCCCATATTTTTCCACTCTCAAAGAGCGGAGCAACGGAGTTTAATCTTGTATGTTTATCATTTCCTTTGCTCGGAGTAAAGTTAATAACTGGGATATCCATCTGTCTCAGTTCGTGAGTCAGAGGTAGCCCTGATGCCTTGGCCTCGATTATAACCATATCAGGTTTCCAATCCAAATACTCTTCATACGCTACACGCCGTAGTTCTGGAAAATCATATCTGTCTTTGAATGCGTTTAACAATATTATATTTTGTCCTGATTCTTCAGTCGTAAAGACTCCCCACGTGGTTATGGCGCTAAAGTCAGAAGAAGATTTTTTAGTAAATGCAGTATCGTAAGATTGAACAACGTAGTCTAATGGTGGTGGATATTTAGCTGTCCAGTCACGCCACCATTCTCTTTTAAGAATTGCACCTTCTTCTGCAGTTGGATTTTGCATGTACTGAGCCAGCCAGTTACTAACTGGAATAGATGCTTTAGTTTTAAGTAATTCTTCCGAGGTCCAGTATTCCGGCCACACGGGCTTTCCATCAGGAAGCAGGGCTGGTAGTTCTACAACCTCCCACTGATCAGATCCTTCTTCAGATTGTGATTTTAATAATTGACCTGTTATGTCTTTTGTAGACCAACGTGTCATTACAATTACAATTCTACCACCAGGCTGCAAACGCTGACGTGGACCTGACGTGTACCAGTTCATGGCTTTTTCAAAAGCCTTACTATCTTTACGAACATCTTGTTCTTTGTGTGGATCGTCAATAATTAATAGATCGGCACCACGACCTGTGATTGCTCCGCCAACACCGGCTGCAAAGTATTCACCACCTTGTTCCGTTTTCCATTTACCAGCAGCTTGAGAGTCTTCTTGAAGTCTTGTATCAAAAAGTTCTCTATAGTTTTGTTGGTCAACAAGATTTTTAGTCTTACGTCCAAAGTCAATTGCTAGGTCTGCTGTGTGTGTTGCTTGAATTATTTTTAATCTTGGCTCTTTACCGATCATCCATGCCGGGAGTAAGTATGAGGCAAACTCCGATTTTGTATGTCTAGGCGGCATGTTTATGATCAGACGTTTAATTTTCCCGCTAGCGAGATCATTAAATTTTTTATTAATAATTTTGTGGTGGGACCCCTCTATAAACTGTGGCCACACATACTTTACAAAACTTAAAAAATTTTTTGTAATATTTGGACGAGCTTCATCCAATGCTACGCTTCGTTCAAGTTCTATTAGTTTAGCGCTTTCTTCTGGGGTCAGCCCCTCATATTTTTTTTCTAAAATTTTTTCGTTTTGCATATCTTCAATATGTTTTCAAAAGATATACCATAATCGTCTAAATCTTCAACTTTAGTCATGACTTAGGATCCCTTTTATTATTTAGGGTGGGCCCGCCCGGAGTTTTCAAGCAAAATTACCATATGTTGTGGTACCTCTATCAGTACACACTATGCAAGAACGACATATGTTGTTATTGCATACCCTATGGGTTATTGTAGGATTTGGGGATTAGCCTCACCCCCAAACCCTAGCGAGATAATTAGAATGGCATTTCACCTTGTTCTAATTTTTCTTCTTTCACTTCATCAGTTAATACTAATGGTTTATCAACCATTGAGAAATTAACTTCTTGTAAGTGATATGAAGTTCGTTCCCTGTCCTCGTTCAATGTATCAAGTGCCAACAGCTTTTTAACTGCTGTTGTTAAGTCATACATCTTTCGGTCATATATTCTGTAATTGATAGAGTCTAAAAATTTTTCTTTTTCAATTACAAAAAACTTTTTGTCTTTTACTTCTTTTTCCATATTATATTACTCCTAGTATTGTTAAAATTATATAACCATAAAGCAATACAGCTATATTTATAAATGCTACTTTAATTGACATTTATTTCCTCACTTTCCAACTATCTGACGCAGTTCTATATCCTTGTTGATCAACGTCAAAATAAGTCATTAATAATCTGCCTTGTTTGGATATCCAATATTTACATTGGTCTGTCCACAATGCCGATCTTGTTATGTGTTTCTTATCACTTGCCGAATAGTAAGTGATTTGAAAAGGTTGTCCATTTATCATTTATTTTCTCGCTTTCTATAACTTAATTGTTATGGGATTAATATACACTAATCCCATAATTAAACAACATATTAATTCAAGTTATCAGAATTAGTTTGTTGTTGTTGCATATATGCAACTCTTTCTGCTATCTTCTGCTCTCTAGTTTTTTCAGTATTTTTCATACCTTTTATTCTTTCAGCTAGATTTTTAGGATTGTAAATAACTAGCCCTGTACTATTAGTTCTAATTATTTCTGCGTCATTGATTGATAGACCAAGTTCAGTTGCTAACTCAATCGCCTCATCAAGCCATTTATAACCTTTTAATCCTAGCTTGATCTCTTTCATTTGTTTCAAGATACTTTCAATCCATTTAGTATGTGCCATAACAAAAGCTGACTTTTGTTTCTTCCAAGAAATTAAAAAATCAAACTCCTCTTTCTCACACGCAATAGACCTATCTCTACAATAATCTCTACCAATTAAATCTAATTGATATTTTTCGTTCCACTCACGACCATACTTGGTTTCGTTATTTCTTCCACCACTCAATCCCAAATATTTTTCGTTGTTCTCAACAAACTTTCTTTTGTGTGGGTTGTCGTCTTTGTCTGCTTGTTCAATTAAGATATCTGCGTTGCAATCTTCTTGTGCGTTGATCTCATCTCTAAACAAAGCAAACCCATAAGATTGATCTCTATTGGAAGAATAGTTATTGGTTTCATCAATGTCGCCATTTAAACGAAAGTCAAAATGTTTTTCTATTGGTACATTTTCCTCTGTTGAAACTATTTCATTGTCATAGTTTCTTTTTTCTTTTGTTCCAAGATAATGAAAATGGAAACAACTGTCTTTTGCAATCGTTGAAACATTTTCAAACTTGTTTTGAAGATAGTAAGCTTTCTCAACATCATCTTTGGTGTAATGTCGTCTTACTATTTTTTCTGCAACACTCCAAGCTTGATCGTTGATATCAATTTGATCGCCTTTTA